GGCATCTTTCAATTGCAGTTCCAGCTCGTGGCACTTATGAATCCATGCCAGCTTATCAGACTGTTCATTACGAAGCTCAACGTATAACGCATCGATCTTGGCGTCACGCTGGGCGATGCGTTCTTCCAGCCAGTCAACCTGCTTACGCTCGTTCTCATCCTCCATCGAATCGGCGGACGCATCCTCTTTCCGTGCGTTAGTCTTGCGGTTCACCCAGAACGTGACACCCCAGCGGACAGCCTCCAATCCTCCGAAAGCCCCGATTATAGCCAACCAGTCGTTTAATTCCATTTCGTCTATTGTTTATCTGAATTATAAAAATACACACCTCAAAGATATCCCTATCCGTTTGCATCATCGCTGCCAAAGCCCCGAAATCCATTGCCACGATATGACAATAAAAAAAGAGCCTGCTACGGAATTTAATCCGCAACAAGCTCTTGGTCTTACACATCTGCAAAGATAAAAAATCACATTCCTGTTTCAAACTTTTTCACCTAAAAAAATAGTAGAAATAGATACATGGTAGAAAGTGGGTAGAATCCTAAGAAAAATATCTTTTGTTCTACCCTATTTTTTGAACAGAACTTATCTGATTCATTTTCAATGCTGTTTCCAAGTTCCCCCGGAACTTAGGCTAATAACAGGAGATATTATGGTAAAAATGCATAAACTGACCAAGGGTGGACAAACCATATTCCCGGCTACCATCTATGATGCGGTGGTCAACCCCAATACACGAAAAAGTCTGACTACGGAACTTTCAGAGTTAGAAAATGAGGAAATTTATTTAAAGACACAAATAGAAGGCTCTATAGATAAAGATCTTATAACAGAAAATACAGTATGGATAGATGGCACATGGGATTGGGAAACAAATTCGTCTGCGGGTAATAGTATTCAAAAACAAAATTATAAGCATACCAAATTGACAGATGTAGGATATTACGATACTCTAAAAATGTCAGGACTATCAGAAAAAGTAGACGCTTCTGATATTTTCCCTTCAATTAGTATTTATAGTGGTAGCGAACAAATAGAATATTTGAGGGGTAGTTCTGCGGTTATTAATATGGATAAATATTCCGACAGAAGCAATATTAACATCATTATTCAAGCAAAACAAGATAATTCTATAATTCCATCAGTTATAGCCAATAGCAAAGCCAAGGTGGTTAAACCAGAAGAACTGATACCTATCCAATCTTCGTTAAAAAAAATAGAAGGATCGGAAACGGATGTTGTAGATGCTCTTGTTTGGAATAAAAAAAGATGGGAAACAGGAACAAATCAGCCTAATGGCGGAGAATTGCAATATAATGCTACTCAAAAAATATGGTACGCAAGAATTGACATTTCAGAATATGATAGTATTATTTGCGATGGATTATTAAATGGCTCGTCTATAAGCACAAGTGCATCTACATTAAATGGTATATGTATTTATGGTGATAATATCCTTATTAAAGGAATTAAAGATGCAAGCAATGAAAATATAATCAATAGATCAGACTATTCTCAATATTCCAAGCTGGAATTAATTTTACAATGTAAATCCACTTCAGACAATGAATTTATTGCTGTTGGAGAACCAAGTGTAAGAGCGATAATATATAGTACAATCGCATCCAAAAATGAATTTGACAAATTGTCATTGGGCGTTAATCAAAATTCTTCTGATATAGGCAAAATATATAATTTAATAGAAGGGGTTGATAATAAGGATATTTTCTCATCATTTGTTTGGAATAAAAGAAGATGGCTTACTGGAACGAATCAACCAAACGGCAAGGAACAAAATTATAATTCAGTCCAGAAACTTTGGAGCTCTAATAAATTTGATATTTCTGACTATGATACTGTTACCGTTAAAGGATTGTCAAATAATATTAGTATTTCTAATAGTGCAGATAAACTGTCATCTCTTGTTCTTTATGGGAATGATAATGTAATTTATGAACTAATAGACGGAACAGGACCGGTAACTATCAATACATCGGATTATTCTCAATATACAAAATTAGAACTTATATTACAGACAAAATCCACTTCAGACAATGAATTTATTGCTGTTGGGGAACCAAGTGTCGTTGTTTATAAAGCAGGAATCTCTTCTGAAAAGCCTAAGCCTAAAAGAGTTGTTATAGTAGGAGATTCACTGTGTGGTAATGATACGGCTCTTATAAGATACGAATTAGGTAATATATTAAAAAACAGAGGTTATGAACTAATTCCGCATACACAAGGAGGTGAAAAAACTATTGGCAATTTAACGAGGGCAGGAGGCATAGGTATAAGGGTTAAAGGTGAATTTACCATCCCAGCTAACGGCACTGTCATTTGTGCTTTAGAAAGTGCATGGATAAAAAGTGACGGAAATTATCAAGATACACCTTATAATAGTATATCTAGTGGTCAGAATGTACAAGTAGTTATAAATGGAATAAGAGGGAAACTGGCAAAGCAAGCCATTGACGCTGTTGGTATAGCATTTTATACAGAGAATGGAACATTTATAAAAAGTCTATCCGAGACAGGTACTCATTCAATACCATCTAGTGCAACAAAATACGCATTTACAATAAATAACCCAAATGTTGGAGAACCGCATATAACAATAAATGAAGATACAGTAGATATTGAAACCAATACAACAAGAGATGGCTATATAGACAGTAAGGGACAATATCATTACTCTGAATTATTCAAGTGCAGTGAGCTATTGCCTATCAATCAAGGGGAAATTTATTTTGATAGTTTGGCTACCTCTTTATTGTATGAATTTACAAGGTTGGAAGAAGGAAGAGAAACCAAGATAGGTGTAGGCAATGTGTTTTTTGACGCTGCATTGTATGACGACAAGGACTATCCTCATATATGGTTTACAGGTCAGAATTCTGGATATGAATCAGAAGAAGATTGGGCTAATATGGTTAGGTCATCTGCTAATAATTTTTCTGAGAAATATATTGTTTGTTCTACCCCTTTAGTTGCGACAAATGCTAAATTAATATATCAAGCTAATAAATGTTTTGGTGCAAGATATATCAATCTTCGCGCTTATACTCAAGGACAAGCAGTTTATGATGGACAAGCGTTAGGTATTATAGAAGGTCAATATACAGCATCGGATTATGAAACACTCTTTTGGCCCGGCAGTGATAAAATTCATCAGAATAATTTATTATCCTATATTTGGGCTGCTAAAATGTGGAATACTTTGCTTGAACTTGGTTATGTGGAGGGAGAAAGAATAGAAACCGGGGATTATTATCTACCATAACAATAGAGTAACTCGGAAAGCTGTAAGAACGGACTAGCAGATTAAATCCTGTTAGTCCGTTGGTAACAACTTAAACGACAAAAAGTGGAAGACTATACTTATTATTCATCATTTATATGGATTGCATCTAATTTAAAGGCATTCGTGTTTTTTTCCATTTGATACACTTTTATATCAGGATTTAGTTTTTTAGCAATCTTGATTAATCCACTTTCTTTTTCGTTAATGTTTACCCCAAAATATATGGATTCAAAACATTCTCCTCCAATTCTAGGAAAAGCTCTTACCTCTTTCCAGTCTACTAGATCACTTTTATTATTTGGGTCAGGTAACATAATCCATGGAAAAGGATTGAAAATAAACATACGTGCTTCTTGTTCATGTTCCCAGACTTTAGCTTTTGTGCACATTTGATAATGAAAGAAATCTTCTTCGTTTTGGAAGTAATCCGGTTTTTCAATAATATCACGATATTGGACTTCATGAGCATGTTTATCAACTATCTGTCCAAGTGATGCATCGAAATATTTAGCCACTTTCTCCATATTCAAGCCGATACAAACTCCTCTATGATTATTATAATAAGCCCACATCAATAACGAATCAAAGACTTTTGACAAGCAGCATACCCAAACGTCCTCCCGATTCTTTCTATATTGGTCAAATGCAAGCGATTCAATAATATCCGATGTCCATGTTTTACACCTTTCATAAGGTACTTTAGAGAAGTCTATTAAATTGGGATCGCAGTCGAAAGGATCGTTGAATTGCATCGCATTAGTAAACTGGAGAGTTCTATTTGAAAGCATCATTTTTGCTCCTTCAATATCAAGATACTTGTAAAGAACGGAATTCTTTGTTCGGCTTCGGTCTGTATGTTGTTGATCTGATTTCATATTATCATTATATATTAATTTATAACTATATTTACCCTCTTTTCTAAAAAAAGTTTTGAGATACAAAAGTACATCTTTATTTGAAAATTAATAAAGCATATAATAAATAATGAAATATGATCATAAAATTATATCTATTGGCATAAATGCTTTTAAAAAGCAATGACTATTTAAAGGATGACTCTCTTGAAGAGTGCACCCTTTAACATTCTAGAACCATTCTGCATCCGGATGCACTTCTACGGACAGATGGTTCATTATTTTGGTGATTAATTCTCGTATCATAAGTATATTATTCCATAATGTCTGAAACCCCATACGGGTTATCCAATGCGGCAATCACACATTTTTGAGCGATATCAGCTCTTCTGTCAGTAACCGCTATGATTCTGTAATTCGTTTTGTCTTCCTTAGTCGTCCGGTATGTATTCCCTGTAAAGTTTAAGCGACTAAGTTTATAACCAATCATCTGCCATAAGGCTCCTCCTACAAGATATCTTCCGATCCCTTCTGTCATGTGCAGACAGTCCCTGCTCAAATCTGTACCATAATGCCAGTTCATAAAATTATTATCCTTACCGGCCATAAATGGAAAATCTACCGCAGCCTGATTCAAGTCAGTCATTGATTCAGCCTCTTCTATGGTTGGGACCACGGTTGTTACAGGAGTGCCCGTTTCCGGATTGGATTGAGACACAACTCCCTGTATGGTCGTGTCGGTCCTTAAAGACGTGCCTCTGGCATTTTGTACGGCTGTTCCGGAAGGGATGACGAATTTTACTTCCGGGCAATGTTGCAATACCTTTTGAGCCAAGCGACACAATTCCGTATACATACCCAGCTGCCTCTGTTTTTGATTAATGCCGAAACTCAGCCACTTGTCCTTCGAACCTTGCGATGATGAAAGCGTATGATATACGCTGTACGCCCATGTCATGTTGAAACAGATTACAGGATGCGAGAACAGGCAACATCTATCAATGATGTCAGCAAACAGATTCACATAGTTCTTGGTAATATTCCCTTTCTCGTCCTGATCCCAATAGGTTGACTCATCTGCGGATTGATATGCTCCGTTCTGGATTACCACAAAATCCCACGCTTCATCGGACAAGGCTTCTTTTACCGTACTGGTGCCATTCTCCCAGGCAATGGCATTCAAATTCCACTTATAGTAGGATATTTTGCGGTCGGATTCGTAAAATGTTATATAATCCTTAATTCCAGAAGCGCCAACATAAAGGTTGCCGATAACAATATTAAAATTATAACTATGCGCTATATCTCCAACGTAATTAATCGTGTCAACCCCAAAGGAAGAACCAATGAAAAGTATCTTAAGAGAATGATAAAAATCAGTGATTTTTACATCATTAATATGCTTATGGATAGACTCATTGACATCACTGATTTTTTCGTCAAATCCTTTAATCCGAAATCCCTTGAAATAGTAACCGGTAATCTTCTCAACTGCCTCCGAAGTGCCAAAAAATGCCATTTGCATCGCATCCTCAGTGAGTTTGTAATAAGTACCGCTGTCCTGATAGGAGATGATGGATGATGTATTAGTTGAGTTTTTGAACTTCATATTCAGTCCGAGACTGTTGGCTTTTACTTGTTTTCCAGCCTTGTCATATACAGAAATCAAGTCACCGGCTTTCAAAGTTATGTCATACAAATTTTTAGTGCGCAAATATCCTTCCATTGAATCTGCTTTCAGATTCTTACCCTCACCTGTCCAGCGTCCGGTAACCAGATCATCCTCATTAATATATATGCGTCCAACATTACCACCGTTAACCGATTCGTCAATATTAAAAATGTGTTCTATATTGTCGGTTGTTGACTGTTCCAAAGACTCCACACTTTCTGTCAGTTCACTGATTTTATCCTCGGCTCCTTTCACGTAAGCCCCCTTAATCACAAACCCGTTCAAAAACTCCACATTGGATGTTTCAACTGTCATATAAATCTCAACGGCGTCAGTATTTCCAATCAGAATACCATTACCGGAATCATACCAGCTCCATTCCGCCTTGTTTTTTGCGGAACCCCTGAATTTGAATGTTATGCCATAATCATTCATTTTCACTTGTTTTCCGGAAGCTTCATACATTGTTAAAATAGCACCACTTTTAATCAAAGTACTCACCTCGGTATTACGTTTATAAGAAGAGTTATCATTATGAGTCAATGATGATCCTTCTCCCGTCCACTGGCCTGTTACCCATGAATGGATATTGAGATTGATATATCCGGTATCGCCGCCGTTTAAGGAACTTTCTAATTCGGAAATTTCCGTAGTCAGACTCTTTCGTGTCTTGGGGTTGACCACTGCGTCATAAATGGTAGCTGGATAAATGGTTTGTCCACCCTTGGTCAGTTTATGCATTTTTACCATAATATCTCCTGTTATTAGCCTAAGTTCCGGGGGAACTTAAGCTATCATTATTTTATGTAACTATTTATTTAACTATTAAATCATTATTTCTCTTCCGGTGGCAGAGGAGGTATAAAATCACTCAGTACATCATCATACTCCCTCTCTGACAGAGGGACGCTCTGCACCGCATTGTATGCGGCATAATCCGGATAGGACATGATCTCCGCCGTGCTCTCATCCGTCTTTCCGGCAACGAGGATAACACCTGTATTCTCCACCGATACAAGATTGCAGATGCCATCGGCAAAATCAGCATCGGAAAGATAGTATTCGCGTTTGACCGACAGAGCACCGGGACGTAGTCCATGCCTGCCAAAAATGACCAGCAGACCACCATCATCAAGCCTGCGGCAGTTCTTGTACCCGTGCCCGTCAAACTCCGCAACAACACACCCCGACAGGACTGTGCGGTAAGTAAACCGGAAGGGAGTATTTATATCTCCATTCAGGCTCTTCTCTATGATTTTAAAATCGGACTGATAATTAATTCTTATCATAACTCTTATAATATTGATGTTACATCGTCTATCTCCTCGGCTGTCAGGTATCCGTTCAAGTCAACACTTCCGCCACCTCCTGTCATGCCTGTAGGACTCCATTTCCCCTTTATCTTGCATTCATATATAGGGCCCGGTATGGTATCCCCCACAATAGCCCAGTCACCCACAACAGGAGATGGAACAGCCTCTTCCAGCAATTTAAGAGTAGAAAATAATCCCTTGTTGCGGATACCGTTCTGCTTGACCTTTTCTAGTTCGGTAGAAGTCTTACTAAAGTTGTTGTTAAGACGGTCTGCCGCCTCACTCCAAGTACCTGTCTTATTGATCGAATTCAGTTCCATATCACTTCTTTACTTTTAAAGTCCCGTTTGTCACGACTCCTTCTACTGTCTCATATTCCACATATACCTGCCCGGAACTGACGTTATCTTTAGACGGCCAATTACTGCATTCAATATTGGCCACATACTTAGACACACTCACCCCGTCATATACCGGTTTCATCCCAACCAACAGAGTTTCGCCTTTAGAACCATAGAAGGATACGTTATTGGGATTAAGAATGATATCCGTATTTTCTACATAATTCTGTATTCTGATACGTTCCGGATATACAGTCGTTTCTAGTATCAATTGGTCCCCTGCATATTTCCGCAAAATCAAATCACCATATTCCCATCCGTCCGATGATGTGTCGAACCTTAATATCAAGGTGGCATGTCCTTCAGTCGTGTACATTTCAAGAGTATTTTTATCCGGATCAATGACAATGCGTTTCCCGTCAACAGATGTTTCTACTTTTCCGCGGAAAAATCCGCCCAAGGCTTCAACCACACCGCGGAACTTACCACCCAAGGCATAAATATAGCCACGCAGGAACGTATCGCCACCATGAGTGGCAACGAAGTTCGCCATATTCGCCCATTCTTCATCGGTGGGTTGATAATTCGGATCATTACGAAACCTCATCACGGTCAATATAGCCTGTTGTAACGTGCCACCTGCCCAAAATGCCACATCATCATCGTCATTGTATATGCCGCTAACTCCGGCTGTGACCTTCTGTAACTTGCCATTCTTGTAATTACCCAGTTGGATCATATTGGCCAATATCAGACCACCAAGAATATCCACAGATCCATCCTTGATCGCACTGGCGATATAATTGATTGACTGGAAACCGGCTGTTGCCTTGTCGTTGTCAAGAATTGAAGGTTTCCAGTCGGTAGCGATGGTCCCACGCTCTAACTGAAGGTCACAAACGGTTGCGGTACCACTAAGCATAAAAATACCTGTACCGTTAAATGCGAACTTGAAAGTGTATCTTTGATAACCGGACGTAAGAGGCTGAGTTGTGCTGAAATCACCACACGAAACAGCCACAGACACACCTTTAGCTTTAAAGGATATAACATAGTTCTCATTTTTAATCAATGATACGGATTGGGACAAACTACCGATTGCAGCAGAATACCCAGAGCCGGCAGTACTGTCCGCGGATACGGTAGCCACACCCGTCCAATACTTTAATTGTTTACTATACAAATCGGTATCAGCAGACAATTGAGTATCAGAGGACAATGTTTCACTCTCATAATCTCCGGTAAACCCGGAGTTACGCAACAGATTGACCGAGCCGACAGCCGCATTGTCTATCGCATCCTTGGCCTCTTGGGCCAGATCAGCCGCCACCTGTATCTCATCCGGAAGACCTTCCATATTACGCCATCCGGTGGAACCCTGCTCGATATGGAACATACCCTTGATATCAACACCGCCTTTTTGTGTATAACGGATGTAAGTGCTCTCATCCTTGGCACCGATATAGGCATCACCATACACATTGATATAGGCGTGTCCGGTGGACTTGTCAAAGCCCAGCCCGATGACTTCTTTCCCGGCAAAGGCGAAAGAATTGATGCCTTGGTAAAAAATAATGGAAGGCGAAGTTTCATTAACAGAAGAAAGGATTATAGCTGCCTGACGAGTGATGTCCGTCAAGTGTCCCAAGCCAATAATATCATCACCGGCAACCGGGATATCACTGTCCTTGTCGGCATTGGTTTTGCTCAAGTCAATATAGTCAGATCCTACACCTGTCACCTCACGCCAGTAGTAGCGGTTGGATACATTGTGAGATGTTCCTTCTTTAATGTTAAATTCTTGGGCTAATGCTAATGTACCGACTGTAAATTCGTTATTGATTGTAATACCATCGACTTCCGATAAGAAGAAACAGCGGTAGCTCTCATCAAGTTCCTCCACCCTGACACACTTCATTCCGGCCGGAGATAAGATCTGCTCACCACCAACATGCGTCTTCTTTTTCACTTCAAGTTCATCAAAGACAGCCTTAATCTTCACATAAAGCCGGTCAACAACGGCTTGAGAGGTACCATCTTCCAGTACAGTAATTCCACTACCGTTCTTACCAATCAAAAGACCTTTCAAAAAAGTGATCAGCTCATTAGCGATATCTTCTTTATCTTTACGAAGAAAAGTTTTCAACGAGCGTAATGCGGAATACACGTTATGGTCTGTCGCCGGGGTTGAGTCGTGGCTTCCAATCACATACACGCCGCTACCACCACCGCCCGTATAGGTCTGTCCTTTCAGGGTAAGGCTCTCAACCTTCTCCTCCAGCTCGCCGATACGAGAATAGGAGGCGGTTTCCCCAACAGTATAGACAGGTGAGTCAAACGGGAAATCCAAGTTAAATTCAAAACCGATAATCCTTGACTGCCTTCCGTTATCGAAATAGGCTTTGTTAATAAGATTAACCTTTTGACCAATGCTGTAGAGGTTATGAATGCCGTCCTCGCGGTATGCGTCACCGGACATCATCGTGCAGTCGTAAGTACTCGGGTCAACCTTTGATTTGGAAGCGTATTTTTCCGTCTTGACCTTCAGTTCCTGTTCTGCAGCACCCACAAGCCCCAGTTCGGTTATTTTCGTGCTGTCCCAGCCGGATAGTACATATTCATCTCCATCCTGGGGAAAGAGCACATCGCCGGGAAGTGGTCTGCCGTAGTCCTCATTCCTGACTATCTCCCAAAGCTGTGCCTCAGGGTTCCATCCGCCATCCTCCAGCTTCTCCGGCTTTCCCTCAGGATTGAACTTCACGGCGAACTCCAGACCGTTGAGAAGCCCGGACGCGAAACGTATCCTCAGCTCCTGACCGGGGAGGATATATTTCTCGGAAAAGTTAACACCTGTATCCCTGAAACGGTAGGCATTCCATTTTTCCTCAGTGGTTGTGCCGTCCTCATTCTCCACCTTGTCCGTCACCTCGATGGTAGTAACATCCGACATGGTGCCCGTTCTTCGGGGATAGACTTCATCGAAGATAACCACCTGCTCGACGGCTTCCTCGGTAGTCATATCAGGATAAGCGTCAATGTAAGGAGTGCCTTCGGGAAGCATCAGCCTGCGCTGCACCACACCGTTCACAACCACGGTCTCGTCAATGGGGCGGTAGTCTGCCGGTATGTTACGGGTGGAACCAAAAGCGTAGATTCTTGTCGCATAGGTGGACCGGGATTCAGATCGTGGCATTTCCTGCACGTTTTTCTCGATCTCGAAGTCCACCGCGTCGCCAAACTCACAACGCCCGAAATGGATTATATTCCCGGTTATCCAGCACTCGCAATCCCATTTTTTCGCCATGGAGAAACAGGCATCCAAAATGTTGATGTTCTCATAAGACATCAGTTGTGATTTGTTCTCTACCGTACTGTCAATGGAGAAAACAAAATCCTGTCCTTTGTATGTGTAACCAAGAGCCTTTAAATTTCTCAGGACTATACCGACTTGTACGTCAAGCGGGGCAGTCAGGTTCCAGGACGCCTCCTGTCCGGCCGTCTCCGGGGTATATTTGAAGATTTTGTTTTTCCATTTCCAATAATAGGCATCAAGCTGAAGCTCATAGTCGTAGCCGGCGGTATTGGTGTTGAATGCGGGCTTCTGCAAATCGCACACTTCGAACAGTCCGAAGTCACACTCCACGTATGAGCCAAGTTTGAAATATATGGGATTCTCTAAGGAGAACTTTAACATGATGTAGTCCTCCTTCATCAGAGTGAACTTACGCTTGCAGCCTTCATTGATCAGAGTTGTAAGCTGGATAGCACCGGATATGTCTTTGATGTCGATTTGTTTCATGTCTTCAAAGTTCGGAGATAAAAAAAAGAGTACCCAATTTTGAGCACTCACATACACGACAATAAAACCAATGTCGTGAATTAAGTTCTGTTGGCCGGATTCGGCTCATTGAACTTGGCTGAAATTTTTCCGAAAGTTCGGTCTAAACTCTGTGCGTAAGTGATACTTTTACCGAGATAAACCAGATGATAAATCTCGCTACTATTAGCCGAGACTTGAATATCAACCTTGCCCTTATAAAGTTCATCGAAGAAAGCTTTTTTCTTTGCTTGATAATCAGATTGGGAATTTCCTTCAATTGTAAAAGAAAGTGTTATTTCCCTCTCATCGACTTTCGGATTATTGATTATTACCCGCTTCCCATGTTCAAGTCTGCTTTTGTTCTCAATAAAATCCTTCATGGGAGCGGATGCCCCAATAGCATCAAGAACCCCCTCTCCCATTCTCACACCCCATGTCGTGTAAGCGTTTTCGTCATTAATTAATAATTCATTCATAGACTATAATTTTGCTGTATTCTTTTTAACTTCTGCTATATCTCTTTGTATCTGTTGAATAGGTTTGACGATTGCCCCTGTATTTTCTGAAATCTGTACCAATTCAAGATAGGATTGCGCTATCAAATCCCGCGTATCATCAGCAATATTTCTTGTTTCCGTATTTATGGAAAGTAGAGCATCTGCTTTTACTGTCAGTAGATTAAGTGATTGAGATTGAATGATATTCTGATTCTTTATCTCTTCTCCTGCAATATGCAATGCTGTAAACCTACCGCTTAGTTCTCCTACATCTTCATGTGTCATTTCAGTGCCGAACCCTCTTGATGAAGAAGATTGGGAATAGGACTCCTGTGAAATCTTGTCATATCCGGTTGCTGCGGCAAGCTCGTCACGGAGCTTCATGGCTTCCTCCACATATTTCATATATTCATCCTGCAAGGCTTCTCTCTCTACTTCGGTCAGATTGTTATCCTCCATGGCGGCACCGAACTTCTTCCACCACTCTTCGAGTTTCTCGCTGTACATTTCACCGATTTTATTACTCAGCATGGCACGCATGAAATACTCTGCTATATCTTCCGCTGCATCCTTAGCTTCATACTTCATATCCATAAGATTGTTCACAAAGCTGTCAAACATTCCATCGAAAGTGATACCAGTAAGACCTTCATAGAGTTTGTCTGTAAGTTCTTCCAGCTTACCAGCTTGCTCAACATAATCATTCAACTTGTCAGTCAAACGCTCACCATAACCACCCTTGCCAGTATTCTGAATCTTCTCCCACATATCAACATTACTGCGGAGCACTTTCATCTCTTCAGGAGAAAGGGACCATATATCACCGTTCCAGTTTCTGCCTATCTGCTGGCTAAGACGAGAGATTTCCTCTTGGTTGAATCCTCCCCAATAGTAGTTCCAGCTATGATGGGAATTGGAGTATCTAGCCTGTTCCTGTGCAATTTTTTTATAGTTTTCTTCCGTCTCTTTTTGCAGTTTCTTCGCATCAGCATACGCGGAAACGGACTTTGTTCCCTTGCTGGCTTCCATTACATCTGTCAAATCCTCAATAGCGGTTTGTAGTGTTTCATTTCGATCGGTAAGCCTATTAATAGCTTCCTCGACTTCTTTTTTATTACCACCAATACCAAACAAAGAATTAAAACCGCCGAAAGAAATCGCATTGAGGATATTGCCTATCCCGTTTTTCAGAGATTCTCCAATTGTTACGAATAAATCACCTGACAAGACATCACCGATAATTCCGCTGACTGCATTCAGGACAGCGTCAAGCAAACCACCCACAAGATTGCTCAATCCGTCTTTGAGTACGTCAATGATGGACAGAATCCATCCGACAATGGGGACCTCCTTAAGAGATTCTGACGTCTTGCCTATCACGTCTTTGAATCCGTTCACCGTCTTGATGATTCCACTGTATGCGTCATATAGTCCGCCCGAAGAAAGTTGTTGCAATCCTCCCAATATATTTTCCATGCTCGCTTTCAGTTTGGTTGCGGTATCGGATACATTTTGTTGGGCTTGATTGGCGATGTCTGTCTGTGTCTTTACGTTGGCGGACGCAATGTCTGCATTCTGCTGCGCTGTTTCAAGAGCGTTTGTAGCGGCTTGTTTCTCGCTTTCTGTTCCGTCCTTTTGTGCCTTGGCGTAGTCCTCTTGCGCCTTTTGAAGTTTCTCTAAGGCGTCCGTTTCGGTTTCTACGGCATAGATGCGGTTTTGCTCAGCTGTCTGATAGGCTTTTACATCCTCTCCAAGTTTCTTGAAGTTGACTCCACTTGTACCACCCAAAGACTTTTCCATCTGGCTGATGGCGTCAATCAATGATTTCTGGCTTGCCTGATCGGAGTTCTTGAACTTGTCAGTCCGTACATATTTTTTTGCTTCGTCCAAGGCAGGCTTTATCATGTCGGAAAACATGGAACCAAACTCACCGAACACAGTAACCCAATCTATATTGGCTTTTATGGCTTCTGTTTCCTTGTTCTGTATGGCAACATCACGTTGTTTCTCCAGTAACTTTACTTGTGCACTATTAACACCGTTTTCTTCCTGTGCTTTCCTTATTTTTTCCGCATACTCTTGGGCGATAGCCAATTTCTGCTGCTGGAACGTGCCATATTCTTTCAAGTAGTCGTTCAAAGCCTGTTGTTCGGCTTTCAGCTGTCCTTCAGTTACATCGGAAATATCTTTATCTCTCATACTTTCGGCATTGGTATAAGCTTCTGAAATTTTCTGTGCCTGCTTGTCGGTCAGCTTACCGTTACCGGCTTTGCTCCATTCTTCCTCCTGTTTTCTTATCGCATCAATCTGTTTCTGATAATCAAGGTCAATCTGTTTCAACTTCTTTTCCGTGCCTTCTCTCATCAGGTTGATTTCATCCTGTTGGTTCTGACGGTGAAGTGAAAGAAGTTGCCCGTCCAGCTTTTCCTGATTTTCTTTTTGCTTTTCAGCAGCTTTTTCCTGCTTAGTCAAAGAACTACCAGTAATACCGCCCAAATTTTTATAGGCTTTTTCAGTTGTTTCTACTCGTTTCTTAGCTTCTTCATACAGCTTTGAAGTAAACTTGGATTTATTCTTTTCTATTTCAGAAAGTTTCTTCTTAGCATCATCCCAGTCTTTCTTCGCTTTCTCATAATCCTGCTTGTAGGTGGTTTTATTCTTCTCTGAATCAATTCGGGTTTGCTTGACTGATTTTGCTGTATCTATAAGTGTTTTTATGTCTTTCACATTATAGATTGCTTCATCAGACAAAGTACCCTTAATATCAATAGGCAAACGAAGTTTCACAGTTCCATTTTCCCCCTTTCCTCTGATACGCTTCTCCAACTCAGAGATGTAGCGGTCAAACTCACTAATATCAACATCTTTAAGATTGGAAATGAACTGTTCAGAGATACCTTTCCCTTTTTCTTGCAGCATGACATCTCGTTCTGCACGTAGTTCTTTTAATTTCTTTACATAGCCATCAACACCTTGTTGCCCGGATAACGACTTTAAAAGATTCTCGTAATACTTAATTTCTGATTCAATATCTGAAAACTCTTTAGCACGTTTTTCTCCTGCACGCTTTGCCTCTTCTTCTGCTATTTGCTGCTTTAGCTTAAGAATGTCAGCCAATTTGATTGTTTCAATATCATACTGGGCAAATATCTTTGGGTATTCTTTGCGTAATTCTGCCAAACTTTGCCCACGCTGCAAATCAGCCAAAGCAATATCACGAGAGCTTTGGATAAGACTCTCTATTTTTTGTCTACGTTCTTGCTCTTGTTTTGCCGCCTCCTCTTGTTTCTTGTTGAAACGTTCTTGTGCCTTTTCAGCAATGGATGTATTGTCTGCTAACGTCCACATAGCTATACCTAAAGAAACAACAGCAGCACCAGCCAACACATAAGGGTTCATCATTAAAACTTTGTTATAAGTGGCTTGTGCCAAAGTAGCAGCTTTAGTTGCAGTAATCTTTGCCCATATAGATTTCACTGAACCTTGCTCAACAATAGTATTTATCAGAAGCCCAGCTCTATAAACACCGTAAATTTCCACAAGAGCCAATACACTTTTACCAATAATACCATAGTTCTTTACAATAGTATCGACAGCAGATATACTTCCAGAAATCAAATCCTGATTAGCAAGTCCTATTTCCGCTAAAGCAGTAGTTATCGTATCCTCCAAGTTTGACATTTGCCCCTCAATCGTCTTCGATATTGCTTCCGTAGAACCTTCAACACCTTTCATCGAGCCAAATTGTTCAACAGCCTTCATTACAGATTCAACAGTTCGGTCACATTCTACCGTCATATCACGGAATGAGAGTTTAACCTTGTTGCCTTCTGTCTGAACACGAACACCGAACTCTTTCCAACGCTCTGGATTATTTATATCAAGTATCGCCTCTGTTAGCTGGTCAAAGGGCTTTGCTACTGTATTGGTAAAATCTCCCATTTTCCTCATGGCATCCATCGAAGGAGTTACACCACGATTGACAAATTTTATAAAGTCATCCGTCAGTTCATTAAGCTGAAAATTCGTTTTTGCAGCAAAGCTATTTATGTCAGAAAGATATGCTTTCGCTTTATCGGAACTGCCATTCAAGGCATTAGTTAGCACAGATTCATATTTCTGAAACATTCCAGCAGTTGAAACTACATTTGAAGCAACTTGTTTCAGCATAGCGATTCCACCAATAGCAGCAAGTGTCTTCTTAAATGAAACTCCGACCCCCTCATTGGTAGTTATAACAGCCTTGCTCTCATCTTTGAATAAAGCATATTCATCTCTTAGGGCTTTAGTAGATAATCTTGCAAGTGCTTGTTGTGATTGCAATTCACCGAGAGCATACTTTTGTTCTCCTAATGCTGCTTTTGCACGGTTTAATTCATCCGATAAAGATTGTCTTTTAGAGTCATACTTTCCTAATTTCTTATATTTCTCAGTAAGCATTGAAACATCATTCTGTGTCTCACGTATGATATTTTTCTGTTTGATAATTTCTTCTGATAGAGAATTAACAGCTTTTTCACCGTCATAAATACCCTTTTTGAAGTCGTTTTCCATTGTTGCCCCAGCTTTGGCGGCATCAGAAATAAGGATATTCATTTTCTTAGTACTTTCTCCTAATTGAACATTTAACTTTTTAAATGTATCAGGAGATTGGGTCGAATCCATAGAAAGGAGCGTTTGTTTCAACTTTTCTATCTCTGTTCTTAATCTTACGACCTCTTGCCAATCCGAAGCCACACGGAATACGAGCTTTCCCATTTTATTCTAATTTTTAATTATTTACTACTCAAATTTACAGTATATCCAAACCTTATTAGAATTTTCTTTCATTAAATTCGTTACAATAGACGAAAGGTTTGATATTTCTTATTTTACTTGATAAATTTACCACAGTTACAAGCTTTCATAGATGTTTTTTATCAACGAAAAACACACAATCTGCTGATTGTGGCAAAATAATTGTGAAAGTAGTATTTGATAGTCCGTTTTGCTATTTCTAAGATTGCAAAAGCACGACATTTGAAAGATTGTCGTGAAATAGTTTGGAGTGATTGGATTTCTTGGTAGTTTTGCAAGAAAATAAGTAAAAACATGAATAAAATAACATTTCTAATACTATGTATTGCTCTGCTATGTGGATGCTCTACAAATCATAATATTGACTCTGCTATAAAAGATATTTACGGTTCGAAAGTGCCACCCAAAGAAGAGGATGGAGCTTGTATTTATGTCTTAAACTATCTTGAAAAAGAGAACAAACAAGATACGGATTTTGTAAAACTAAAGGATAAAATTGACAAATACACAAACTCATTATCCGAGAATTTAGGAAACGATGTTTCTTCTAAATCAGATGCTAACACATCTGCAACAAGTAAAGACGATTGTTTAAGTGACTTCTACAAATGGGAGACTCCATCTATCCGTATTGTGCTTATTTCACGTAAATGTTTAGATAACAATGGTAGAGACATAACAATTATAGTAACAAATAAAGGGTGATTTTTCACCCTTTATTCACTCTTATCAATACGTAAAAGAGACTAATAAAACGTACTATATACTTTATATTACACCAAGCATTGTGTATAATAACTGCTTGCTCAAAAGTGTATAGTTGCGTAAAATTTTTAAATTATAATTCACGATATATTGCAATCGGTTCAATACGGCATTCCGAACTCTGACGACCAGTAAAAAAAGTCTCTACACCAGCCATTTTATCAATAGTATTTTGAATAGCAGATCGAAAACCATCTACTACTTCTTCCTCATCAAACATTTCTATATTTTCATTTCCTGCTTGTGTTACTATTCCTAAAACAGTGAATTCAAATTCTGTTTTTCTTGAATACTTAGAAATTAAAATATCCTCCTTTTCTCTTAAATAAATTCTATTCAATATTGAAGAAAATATGATTTCTTTATTTGCAAATGGCATTGTTACTTCAAATTGTTCATCATAGCTAAATTTCAAAACATTTAGCAATCTATTTACAACATCATCATCTAAAATTAGCCCATCTGCTTTTAATTGCTCAGCATACTTCACATTCAAACTTTTCAGCAAAGATGTAGCTTTTGCCTTCGAATTTCTATCTGCAATTTTCTTCGGTAATTTCGCCAATTCAGCTACGGATTCATTCTCTTCTCTATATTTGAAATAGCCAATAGCTTCACCTATTTCATTAAATTGCTCTAACGTAGAAGCCATTTTGCTATAATCATTAAAAATAATTTTCCCTGATATTTTTACAAAAGATTTATCGCGTAAATCATTTAAAGTAACATTTTGTGGAACAGTATAGAGCACCCCCATCTCACTCAATTTATTTTCAAAAAGATTGTAAGCATAATCATGCAGATATTTTTTCTCTGTCGAAGATTGTTCTTTAACTAAGATTTCTCCCATTAAATTTCCACTGAGAATTTTTCCCTTTTGTTCTTCAGATTTAGCATATTCTGACTTTTTCCCAGATAATACATACTCTGTTAATCCTTCAAATAATTGAGAAGATATTGAATACATCTTGTATTCATCTAAATATACAAATGATTTAATGCAGCCCATTTTCAAATTCCTTTTTGCGTTGTTCGCTGTTCTTACTAAATTTCTTTATACTATTATTCCTTGTATCAATGATTGATTTAATCGCTATACATCCTCCAGAGACACAAATAACAAATGTTATTACCGTTAATATAATATCAATTGTTCCCATCATCCAAAGAGTTTAATTTATTCATTATTGCATTACTAAAAAGAAAAGATACTAGGCAAAATGCAATAGCACATACTAACGCGACAATTCTATCTAATATTTCTTTCTGAGATTGTTCTGCAAAATACAAAATGCCCAAAACACCAGATAAAATAACAATTTGTATTACAGAATACCCTTCAAATTTAAGTTTTAAAATTGGATCAAACTTTTCATTATTAAGCTCATTCAAATTCGTCAAATTTAAAGTTAGCCCTAAAAATATAAAATCAACCGGATTGAATAATAAACTCCACTCCCTATTTACCGATAGCATAAAGACAAACACTCTTATAAAAAAAGGCATTAATCCTATTAGGACAGTATATATAATCCATTTGGTCTTTCTCATGACATATTTTATATTCTATTTTGCTACAAAATTATCATTATTTTCTAATAATTTTGCCATAACTATTTCTTTTTTTCTACGATTTGCCAATTCCTTACCTTTACTTTTCGACCACTAAATAGAACTTGCATATCTTTTATTTTTATATAGGATAGAATTATCGTGTGACTCTAAAACCTTTCCGATAGATTCTTCTAACCATTCTTTCCCAAACTCTTTGTAGCGCGAAGTCAGTGTTGTATCACTAACTTTTATACGAGAAGCCAATCATTTATTGATAGGCATGAATTATCAACAGTTATGAATATGGTTCTACATGTCCGAGCTGAATTTTCATTGCAAGTAATCCACCTACAATTTGACGGTTCATAATTCTTACTTGAATCAATTCTATCAATGCTCATATTATCATTATACCCATTTTTCATAGACCAATTGTAGAATAAAAGAAAATCATTAGACCATTCAGGACATACAAGCACTCCTTTCCCTCCATAATAACGATAAGAATTATTTTTAGGATTACAGCATCTATCTTTCATGCCAGCCCATATAGTATAGATTCGAGTTTTTTTGCTTTTTCCATGAGTGGTATTAGCCTCTTTTCTTCTATCAACATTCATACACCCACAACTTCTCACCTTTCCACTATGCAAATTCCCTTGTGACACCACAACCTCTTTTCCGCAATCACATTTGCAATGCCAGTAAGTAGCATGACTATTTTGCCCAGTATATTTATGGTGAAAATCTAAGACCGTCAATCTTCCAAATTTCTCTCCACTTATATCTTTTACTTTACGTCTTATACATCCACAGCTTTTTGTTGTACCATTCCTTAAATATCCAGAACGCACAGAAACAATGTTCCCACAGTCACATTTACATATCCATTTTATACAGCCTCCCTTATCTTTATTTTCATCTTTTGAGACAACTGTCAATTTTCCAAATCTTTCTCCGATTCTAATTTCCATAATAGCATAATATACAACATTTTCACATATACAAATATAACAAATTAAAATGGATTACCCTTGCCTTTTAACTTAAAAAACTCTTCTTCATTTACTTCTTGAAGAACATCTCCATAAACCGTATGCAATTTATCTTTTTGCATAATAATCAAATTGCGATATGGAATTTTAAATACAACTTCATCGTAACTTAGATGTAAAAACTCCATGAACGTAGCAATTTGACCTAATAACGTGACGTTTCCTACGACCGTTCCTTTGCTGTCAGCGTTGCTACGTTCTTGGCTAAAACTGACAGCTTGTAAAAATTTTCAGCGGAAATCATAGACAGACCTACCGCCAGCGCCTCTACCACCTCGTCGAATGTACCTTTCCTTAATTCTTCACTAAGACTTTCATCTCCTGTTATGAGCCACGACAACGCACGAGAAACTATTTCTACATCTTTCAGCGACCGAAGCATATCCATGACTGTAGTAGCTTCTTTTAAATCGGATAGATAATATCCCACCCCAGCTATTTTACAGATAGTCGGAGGGTTAATCACGTACGCCTTGCCATTCACTATGACCGTTTCAAAATCCTTTCCTAAAACGGCTGCATTTACTATTTTTGCTGCATCCATAAGCTAAAATTAAAAAGGCGGTGAGCAACCACCCACCGCCATCCTGAAAACATCTTTCCTAACCCTATTTTGCCTTAACGGTTTTCTCGTCAAGCTTCACCTTGTCGCCATCGAACCACTTCTCCGAAGCAAGTCCTTCAACTCCGGTTTCCAAAGGAACGGCCGATACCCCCAAGCCGATATTCTTCTCCACAAAACTACCTTTACCAACGATGTTAGCTTTAGGCATGAAGATGAAATTGCCGGTCTTTGTCATAGCCACGATGCTCTTTTCCACAAGAGCAGTCATGTCTGTACGTTCCCAGCCATCATCCGTTGCCTTACCGCCTTGTAAAGCTGCCTTGTCCTCGAAAGAATACTCACCAAGGGTGAACGACACGGTAGGAATAGCCGCCTGCGTAACGTCACGGTAATACGGTTGCCCCGTCAGTTCATTGATATAGTCAGTCACGGAAGGGTCGCTTTCCTCGTACCCCCAAGTGTCCTGATGTACGTTTTTCACTTCGGTCATTGTAGCAATCAGGGCTTTCAACTCTGCTACCGTATAACCGGTTTCGGGAGTGGTTACGGTTTTCACTACATCACCGTACCATACCCTCTTTAATCCGATAAATGGTCTTGTTGCCATAATTATTTTACATTTAAAACTTCAAACAAAATTCTCGCATTCACATAGTGACACTTCAAAGCTGTGTCCGCTTCCGTACCGATTGATTCGATAGAATAATTGTAGGTAGTTCTGTCATAGGTGTTCACCACATCGTCAAAAAGTTTCATAGCTTCTCTTTCAAGCTCGTTCAGTCTGATGGTGTTGGCTTCATTCTCGCTTAAATTGGGTACACATAGATTCACTTCTGCGAAAGACTTCTTCCAATAAGTCCCCGGCTGTTGCTTTTTCGTGTGAATGACAATTCTTTCGGACTTCAATTCGCCCGTCAGTGTTTCCCCTGCTGGTACGATGTCTATCCCGAAAGCCTTGCAATCCCGGTAGAGAATGTTTCCTATGTCGGTAGTCACTATCATTCAAATTCTTCTTTTAATCGTTTCTCCGCATATAAAGCGGCACCACTCAAAACATCATAACCCTTAGATTCCACGAATGAGGCGTATTCTGCTTCGTTTTTCAGCGTCAAACCGTCTTTATCGACATCGTAATCATTGGACGTTCTCAAAGTGAGCGTGTGGTCTTGATAGTTACCGTATTCCTCCGCGTACTTCACGGCTTCATCGCCCACATCAATCATTTTCTTCTCAACTTCCCATTCTCCTTCATCGAAAAAATCTTCTACATCAGAGAAATCTGCATCTACTCCAACCATATCACCCTATAAGAAAAATAATTTGTTTCTAAAGGGCTTTTCGCCACGCCTACGCCTCTTATGCTTCCATCAGGATTCAAACAGCGAACTTCTGTACCAGCTTCAACTTTTGACGGTTTATCAAAGACAACCTTATACTTGAAGTCATATAAAACTCCATTGATAGACACCTTCTTTTCCGCACTCACATCGTCACAACGGCACTTACATACATCCTGCCAGCTCTCGCCGCCCGTTCCGGGAATGGGTCTGCCAAACTCGTCCCTTTCCATTGGGGTGATAACCTTTACCTGCAATATGTGTGGGGCGAATATCATAAGAAGGTACATTTAGGTTTGTCCGTCAGTTCGTCTTTCAATCCGTACTGCTTGCACAGCCATGAGTAGTAGTCCTTAATGCCTTGAATGTTCCAAGACATAGAGAAACCGCTTTCGCTGATTGAAGTGGCACGAAGTAATAGAGAGGGGATGAACTTCGCAATCGCCACGGAGACACAACGGTGGTACTCCTCGTTCATCTCATCCTCCCCGCTTATCTTCGAGTTCAGACACATATCCCAAAGGTCGGCCTCCGACAAATTTATGCCGAAAGCCTGAAACTTCTGTGATATGTATTCGTTTACCGTCATGCGTTCAATGCTTCTCTTAGTTTAACGGTTGATTCCTCGTCAAGATCCGTAACCTTACCCAAAAGAGTTTCCTCTTTCATATTGCCGGAAGCCTGCACACCGATGGACTTCAAAGCCTCAATCAAAGTTTTCTTCTCGAACTCTTTCTCAAAGAGGGAGATTTTCACCTCCTTCTTTTCTTCAGTGGTTTTCACTTCGGGAGTTTTCACCTCAACCCTTTCGACAAGTCTGCGACTTTCCATATCCAGCACACGGGTCTCCTCACCGACTTCAATCACTTCACCGGGAGTATAATACTTTCCGGTGAACTTGTCGCGGAAAACTGATATAACCTTTACTTTCATATCCTACCCCCTTATGCTGATTGGATGGATGCAATTTCGCTCAAATCGAAATTGGTTATCAAATCTGGATTGGAAATCTGCGGAATCCACTCTGCCGTATATTCCATGTAGCGACCGTTTTTGTCACGGTAGTTGGAGATAAGCATCTGCCCCTCTGACGGGATATAAGTACGTCCTTGTACTGGGTCTGTCGCTTCATACGGGGTATGATGGCGCATATAACCAATGTTGTCAGAAGGTAACAGAGTAATACGGTTATCCGCGTAAATCTGCACATTCTTTCCCGTCTGGTCTTTCACGTAGTCCTCCTTGATTTCGATGCGAGGCAGACCGATACCGGTGAACACTTCGGAAGCCAAAGAAGAGGAAACCAATCCCGTACTCAACTTCATCTCATTAGAACCAAGAATCATCTTGTACTGCTCACCAAATTCAGATGAACCGAGCACGAACTTGTTGAAAGAAGCGCGTGTCATAATCATCTTGGCATAAACGCCATAGTCCGGTGCCAAAGAATGGAGTTTCTCTCTCAGGTAAGAGATGAACATGTTCTTTCCGTCCACAACCACATCTCCACTTTTCGGCTTGATAAAATTGAACGGAAGGGTAATCTCCAGCAGTTTATTATTGGTCTGACCGGAAGTTATTGCAGCATCCTTGTTGTAAACGGTGGCTTCACCAAGCATCAACAAGGCACCAACAATAATATCCATGCGCTTGTGAGCAGCAAGGGTAATCTGACGGTAATCATCTGCCAGGAAGTTTACAATCTCTTCCATTGCGGCCTTTTGGTCTGCCGGTTTAGCTACATTGAACTTGTCAATTAAATCCTGCAACTCGGAAAGTCGGTCGATGGACATCTGATAAGCATCGCCCAAGTAGGCAATCTCACCATATCCGGAACCAATGTTCCTACGTTCACGGATGGGCTTTTCGCCAAAACGTGAATTGATGGAACCTGCCATAACTCCGGTTACAGAACCGATATAATCTTTGAACACGCGAGTAGTTACTCTGCGGAAAGTAAGATACTGCTGCCAATAGATTGTATCTTTACGCGTCCGGTTTACACGTCTGATGATAGCGGAAACAATGTTCGCATCATCGAATAATGTCTGAATCGTTAAAAACATATCCTACCTCCTTACTCGTTAAATTCAAACCATCCCTTCATGTTGGCTTTATCGTTCTCGGAGAACGGCATAGCCAGTTTTGAAGGTTCAATCTCTGCGGCTGTACGAAGCAATGAAACCAATGTAATTCCGTCCTCTACTTTCGTCCGGTTAAACAGAGCCGAATTTGCAACGTACTTCTGTTTCAAGCCGTCAACCGCAACCGCATTGAAAAGTACAGTATCTTTGGCGATATTCTCACCGAAAGCAGCCTTGATAGTCAAGACATCGTAGTTGGCATTAGATTTGTCAATAGCTGCGACCTCAGCACCTTTAGTGCCGCTTCCGACAAACATTCCCACATAAGCCAAAGAGTTCTTGGCTACCTTGATAGACAAAGCCTCCGCACCGGTGGTATAGGCTTCCACAACTCTCACGTTGATTACCGCATAAGCGAACTTGTTTTTCAAGTCCGCACAAATCGGCGTAAATACGGGAAGGAAACTTCCCACTACTAGGTTCTGCGTGTCGAGTTTGAACGGGCCACGTCTACGAATACCGGTCTGGACATCGTAGCGTTCCTCTTGCTCAACGAGCGGAACCAAATCATACTTAAATCCTGCTGACATAATTAATTCTTGTTTTGTTCAACAATAGCATTCGTTCCCTCGTCAATCATTTTGGCAATGGATTCGTTTTCTTTCTCAATCTTTTGCTCCGCTGATTCGGGAGGGGTCACGCCTTTGAAGCCGTCATTTGCGAACTCCTGCTTCAAGTCCTTGAAATAAGCGTCCAAGTCCTCATCGTCCTTGATGGCGCACCTCTTGGCGTAGTTTTCGGGAATACCATACTCTTTAGCCTTTGCCAAAATCTGCTCCTGCCGGGAGGCTTGCGCCCGTTCTGTTTCAAACCGGGTGAGCTTATCAGAAAGGTTCTTGTTGGAGTCAATTAAAGCTTGCGCCCATGCAGGCACATCGTCTTTATTCTCTTCCGTTTTGGTGGTTGTGGTAGTCTCGATTGGCTTACCGTCTTTAAGGTTATGCTTCTTTTCGTAGTTGGTAACTGCGGTTTTGGAAGCATCCCCGGCACGGAAATCACCATAGGAATTTAACACGTCCGAAAAGCTGATACCCTCCACGATGGAGTTTACCTTTGTCTCGTCCGTTACACCCTCTGCCTTTTTAGTAGCGATTCGGGTTAAGATAGCAGTATCCACCCCTGTGAATTTCTGTTGCAGTCCTGCCAAGATTTGTTCTAAGATTGTCATACCGTATGAATTAAAATTTGAGATTCAATTTGCGGAAGTAAAAATACTACCAATACAGATGATTGATAAATATTTAGGCTTCCCATTCACGACAATCAATCCATTGTCGTGAATACGGTATAAAAGTTGAAAGGAAAGAAGGAAAAAGGAAATAATTGAACGATTGAAAACCACAATGGGGAGATTGTGGGAATTTAGGCATAAAAAGGCGCAAAACCGGGTGGAATTGCGCCTACCAATAAAAATAACTTGCTATTTTTTTAAAGCTTTTAATCGTACCATCTCTTCGCGGCCGTAAGGGGTTAAAATCCAATATGTATGTATGCCATCACTTTTTAAAATATCTGTTTGAATCAATTTTAAAGCCATTAATTGAATGAGAATTGTTTGAAAATCATCTCGACTTATACTTTGATATTCCCCTAATAATGTTTCTTCAATTGATTTCATAATCTCACTTTCTGTTGTTGGTTTCAGCAATGTGGTACTAATTGATAGGAAAATTTGATTCCAAGTATATTCATTTTCAAAAACTTTATCCGGATTTAATCCATCTGAATAAGGATCGAAATCATTGGCATAATGAATAATAAACATATCTTCTCCTTGTTTATAAACTCCAGTTCCATCAGGAGCTTTTAAACTCAAAAATTTTATCTGATTATTTAATCTTATATTCTCTTCAGTCAATCTTAACAACTCTTTATTCGCTTCAGCCGAAGAAAGTTCACTTGCTTTTACCCAACCAATACGAGGATTAGTCTTAATCAAAGAATTCAAACTTAATACAACTTGAGATGCCAATTCATCAGCATTGATCCAAAACTTGCATAACTTCTTTTTAACACAAGACTTAAACTCTTCCAATTTATCACGTTTGATTTGTTCTTGCTCAATTTTAATACCAGGTAAAGATTCAGGAGCTTTATGTACAAACGATATGACCGGAACTCCTTGCTCAATTGCATATTCAAACTCTTTTTGCGTATAGCTTTTCCCTGATTCTTCCTCTATTGATCCATAACGTCCAGCAACAATCAAAACATAATAGTCACACTCACGTATAAGACTTTTAATAACCTCCCATTGTGATGAATCCGAAGCATTAAAATACTCCATTCCTACAGGAAAGCAATTCATTTGCAAAAGTGCCTCCATTACTTTTTTTCGCTCTTCCTGTAAGTCCTCATACGTTGAACTAACAAATACTTGATATTTCTTTTCCATAGTAACCTTATCGTAGATTTAGAGTTTACACTCCCAACACTATATTTGCATCAATATTTAGCTTCCGGCTTATCTCACGAGCAACTTTCAAGGTTGGTTCACATTTACCAGATATATAATCACTTAATCGTGATGGGCTGACACCAACCAACTTTGCAAGTGATTTTTGATTAAGCCCCATTTCGTACATACGAAGTTTAAGAACCTCCACAAGTGTTGGTTCTCCCAATGCAAAATGTTCTTCGGAATAATCAGCAACCAAATTAGAAAGAAGCTCCAATTCTATGCTATTGGGGTCATTCAAAGGAGTATCATCTTTCACTAA